TCAAGTCTTATCGAATCGTGACACTCTTTACAAAGCAACATAAGATTCTCTGGATTAAGACTAATCATTGGATCATCTACATTCTCATCAGTCAGTGGAATGATGTGATGCACTTCAGTTCCTTTCTTCCCACACTTCTCACAAAGTTGGTAACGAGAGAGAATGATTTGTTCTCGGCATTTCTTCCATGCAGTTGAATGATAGAACTTATCTCTCTTTGGACTTCCGGGCATTTGTTCCTCCGATAAAAGAATTGGTGTCAAAGAAGAACCATCGTGAATAATTCGTAGCAACACCTCCACATGGACTCAACTTCGACATTAAGATAGATATCATAAAAAGAAAAACCGAGTCAATGTTAACCCGGTATACAAATTGTCCCCACTTTACGATTGATTTTGTTTAGTATTTTGGTTATTCCTCCTTTGGAGTAGTGCATTTTTTTGGCAGTCTCGGAGAGTGAAAAACCTTGGAAATAATGATAATAGAAAACTTTGAATTCGGAATCACTACAAACCTTCTTGATTTGGATAAGAGTTTTATCGTATTTTTCTTTCCTCTCAAGATAGTTCTTCAGCTTCTTTTCGACACTAACTTTCTCGGTATCGTTGGTCGAGTGTTTCAACTGAAGATAACAATCATTGATGAGTGTTTGAAGGAAGATGTAGTTTCGATAGAACTCAACCTTAATCGTTGTTGAATTTGTCATCGACTCTTTTTAATAACCCATAGATTCCAGAGAGTTGACCTTGGAGATAATGACTCTTGTTCATCTTCTCGGTCACGAACATAAACTTGGATGTTGGAGACTCCAACTCTTTAAGTTCTTTATCGATACCATCAATCTCTTGTCTTGTCTCTTCGGCAAATGATTCGGCAAGTGCTTTGACCATATCGAGATTTACGAATTCACCTTGAGGAATGTTGTTCGCATCTATAACCGTTAGTTTGTCTTTAGGTTCTTTATCATCATTAGAGATTTCATTCGTGGTAGGATTGTTCTCTTTAATCTTTCGTGGTTTAGTGTTGGCAGCTTTGTTTTCTTTTGTGGCAGTGATCCACGAATCGATATCGTTAATCAATTCATCGTACTTACCATCTTCATTAGTAGACTTGATATGTTCTATGAGTCTATTTAATGTAATGTTTTTCATATCATTTTTTCCTTTCTTTTTTATGAATTATGTCAAATTCGGTGTTGTTAGAGTTATGTTGACACTATGACTTTATATACTATGTATATATGATACTTATATGAATTTGACAGTTTATAAGCCCATGTCAACTGAAATGTTTTGTCTAAATATTCTATCCACTTGGTCCATCTATACCCTTTTTAATTAAGGATATAAGAAGTAGAAGAATGAATGTTCCGACTGGAATCCATCCAACCGTTGCTTTCGGTGGAATGTAGTCATCTTCTTCTCGACCAATAACTATGGTCAAGTAATCTTCATCTTCTTTGTCTTTCGCCATTCTCTCCATTCCTCCAAACATTTCTTTTCACATCGAATGATTTGTTTCTTTGTGGAATTGTCTCTAGATAAGACTTCATATCCCATTGATCTAACAAAGTCACAAATCTCCTTGAATGTTCCCGGCATCATGCTTTGATTTAACTTAAAGTCATATGCGGCACTTGCCTTTGCATCACCAAGAAACATTTTTTCAAGATATTCGTTGTATGCTCTTCTCATAGCTGATAAAGACTGAACTTCATCTTGATAGATTGGTCCATCTTCTATTTCAAAGATTTCAACATACAAGTTTTGACTTTTCTTGATATAAGTAATAGGAATTGTTCTCATGCTTTAGCAGTCTCCTTCTTCCAAATAAGAATCTGGAATGTGATGTTGAATCCTTGTTCAGTCATTGGTTCTTGATTAACTTCACCAATATCGACCTTTAGATTCTCTTCATCCTCTTCATAAGGTTTGAGAACTTCATTCATTGCAGCTTTTATCTTCTCGGCAATGTTCTCATCCTCAAGTGGCATTGGATATATTCCATCCTTATCGATATATGGTGGATGTGCTTTCATCTCAACCATTTTGGTTTTGACTGGAATGAATCTCTTCTCTTCAACAATTTCGGCTGGTTCAATCAACCAATCCTTATATTTGGTATTGAGATATGCATTATTGTCTCGAATGAATTTCTTAATGACCACATTATTCATATTTCCGATAAATAAGATATTGCAGTCTTGGAAGTGATAGAGTCTCAAATTATCACCATGGTATTTAAGAACGATTTTGAGTTGTTCTAGAGAGATTTGAATAAAATCTTTTAAGTTGTCATTATTCTTCATTACTCTTTCCTCTTCTTTCTTTTGATAGTGGATTCATTATCAAGGAAGAATTCTTCTCTTGCCTTGTAGTCTTTATCATCCCAACAAATGTACATCATTGTAGTTGCCGGAGATGAGTGGTTATACATCTTTGATAAAGTCAACCAAGCATCAGCTGAATTGAGATTCCTTTTAATGTAATGGTAACCAAATGTCTTTCTTAAGGAGTGGAGACCGAATGAGTAGTTGATCCCAACAACTTCGGCAATGGTTTTCATTATCTTGTGAGATGCTTGTCTAGTAATTGGTTTTGTGAATCCATCATCACCAGACTTTCGACTTGCAAATAGGTAATCATCTAATCTCAAGTCAAATTTATCGATGTATTTTTTGATTTCCTCGAACAACTTCTTATTAAGCATAAAGTGTTGGTCTTTCTTGGTTTTGTTTTCAGTTGTATCAATTCGACCTTTGATAACACCTTTAACTTTGAGTTGGAGTAAATCTTCCGCTCTTAATGCAGTGTTGATTCCTAACATGAAGAGCATGTAGTTTCGATAAGCAATGAATTCTTCAAATGTCGATTTGGAATAGGCAATTTGGAGTTCAAGGTATCGATAGATTTTTTTGATATCCTTTTCATCCTTGATTGGATAAGTAGGAATGTGAGTGTTCTTTGGTCGGTCAGTTTTAATGACTCTACCATTCACTTTTTTGGTGTATCTTTCAGTTTTGACTTTCTTTGTAAGACTAGACATTCGGACAACAACCTCCTTTTATAACATTCAATAGTGTTTCGAAATCATCTGGCTCATCTACTTTTGAAACAAATAATTGAATGCATGGTTTATCAATATATTTCATATCTTTGAGTTTGATCCTATGACCTTCCAAATCATCCATATCAACGATTTCTAAATGTCTCATTATGACATCATCAACTTTGAATGAATTTTTCTCGACTTGTCGATTTGACCAGTTATTCATTGACCTTAACATAGATTTCAATATTGTCACTTGGTCATAATCAGCTTCTTCTCTAACCACACATCTTTTGGCGCATAGTAGTGTATTCAAACCCCATCTTTCATCCATGCAGTAGACACCAATGTCATCTGGTATTTCATCTTTGACTTTTTCGAATAGTTCCATTGGCATAACATAGTAGTTCTTGTGACCAACAAATGTTTTCTTTGCTTTAGAATGGAAGTCACTAACCGTTGATTTAATCTCAAAGCAAGTTAGTTGATTCCTTCCAAATTCATATAATGCTGCATCAACATACTCTGGTTCTTCAACATTGAATCCGAACTGAACTTCAAATACCACAATATTTCCTTGTCTAAATGCAAAGTGGTGTTTGATAAATGATTCTAATTGTTGTGTAACTGCTGACTTTGACATAATTACACCTTCCTAACATGTTTGATTCGGCAAACTGCTAGTTCCGGGAATCTAATTTGAAATTCTTCAATAGCTTCCTTTTGACTAGTTGCATAGATGCATTCAGTGGTATAGACATTGCCTTGACTAACACCAGTGATTTTGTATGCTTTTCTATTCTTCATCTTCTACCTCCACATAACACCAACTTTGTGATGTTTTTGGTTTGGATTTACAAATGTTAGGTGATAACTAATTGTTAGAAACATTTTCTAAATCCTCTCTTTTCAATGACCAAGTTTTGCCATAGTCTCTGAAATAAAATCTATATCTTTTTTTGAGATTACCATCCCATACTTCAAAGGTATTTTTTTCAACTTGCCAAGTATAGTGAGCAACCTTTTTGACTTTGCCTTCTATGACACAATATGGAATTAAAGAATTTAATCTCCATTCGAGAAACTTATCTAAAGGCATTTCTATTTTTGATTCATACTCTTCAAGTTTCTCCAACTTCAAGAATGCATTTTTCTCTTTTTGATATCTAGGCAATGTGCCATCGAGAACGATGTCTCCATCTTTAATTAGTCTTTCCATGTTGTCTCCTTAATAGGTGAGAATGTTTGAATCGACCACTGATATGTCACCTTCATATGTGAGTGGCACTATGATTTGATATTTCTCTTTTAAGTGATCCAAGAGTTTTTTGGCATTTCCTTTGCCACGAATCACATAATAGAGTTTTGACTTTGACCATCCGAGTTCTTCAGCTAGAGTCTTTAAGAGGATTTTCCTATCTCTAATAGACTTGGTGATGATTGGAATATCATCGATTGATAGAACAATCTCTGGATGCAGTTTTATTCTCATCGGCAATTCCTCCTTTCTTATGCATCGTATTTATCGGTTTTCTTCACGATATGGATTTCGGAAATACCGATTCTTACTGATTTCAAATCTTTTGCAGCTTGAATCAATTCTTCTCTACTTGCACCAGATAGTGACAAGCAGTTAACAATAAATGTATTGCATAGAGAGTTGATAATACCGTTATATTGACTTGGCATTTTTTCTTTAACTTCTTTGAACGAAACTGAATTATCGTTTAAGAGTTTAATTGATCCTAGAATCATCGTGGCAACATCACTGATTGACACCTTATCCTCTAGTGATAAAACTTTTTTTATAACTGATTCGACTTTATCTTCCATTGTCGATGTTCTCCTTTTTATTTTTTGCAAGTTATTTGGTCTTGTTTTTTCATTTTTTGCAAGTTAATCCCAAATTGTAATTTTGTCTTTCAATCGATATCCAATTCTTCGATATTCTTTGTAGACATACTCCCAAATGAATTCACATTGTTTTCTTTCAGCCGGGAGATAGATTTGCATAATGTCAAGTTGTTCTTGGAGTTCAAGACTGAATGGACATCCTTTGCACCCAGTCCTTTTGAAGTTGAATGGTTGGCAATAGAGTGGTGCGAGTGCTATTCTCTCTCTCTCTCTCTCTAGTAACCAATCTTCCCATTGTTCATCGACTTTGATGAGTGGATGGAATCTCTTCAATCTTCCTTTAGAGTCGGTGATGATGCATCCAAGTCTTGCTCGATTGCCACCTTCCTCCGCTCTCATACCAGTCATCGCAATTGATTTATGGTTTTCCTTCTCCCATTTATGCACTGGTTCTTTTTTTAACTTTTGGCAACATAGATTCGAGAAGTTGTATTTTCCTCTTTCTTCAAATTGATATTTAAGAATCTTTGGACACACAAATGTCGATTCTTTGCCATTATGGTCATAACCAGATATGTATTTTTTGATGTAATTCGAGTTTTGACCTTTGTTGAATTGGTAAACTCGAAGTGAGTGTTCTTTGGATTTGAATGGATAACCGAATTCTTCTAACACCTTTTTAATTGGTTTACTTGGTGCGATGATTACGAATCGGTCATCTTTAGCTGCCATATCCTTAACAAACTGAACAATCATGTTGTATTCGATTCCAGTGTTTACAAACACTCTTGGAATTCTATTTCCCGGAAGTGCCATATCTATCAAGTGATGGAGAATAGTGGAATCTTTACCACCAGAGAACGATAAGTAGAAATTATCGATTCCATATTTATTGATAGTGGTTTTAATGATTTCTAATCTATCGAAGAGTAGTAATTCATTATCCATTTCTTCTTTCTCCTTTTTTGATTCTTCTTGATACGATTTTGGAGACACTAGTTTCTCCTTTAATGATTGATCTAACCGTTGTACCACCAACTTGAACTTCAGTTCCGTTATATTGGTTTCGGAGAATGTAATTGTAGTTCCGAGAATTTCCAGTCTTAATTGCTTTAACGATTTCTCAATATCCATCGATGACTCTTCCGAGTAATTGTTGTCTATTTGCCATTTTTTCTCCTTCCCCATTCGTTATGTAACTTTTGTAAGTAGATTTTATTTTGCCTATGTGTCAGTGGTTTTTTATTAGTGGTTAGTAAATGTTCAATTCTATGAATTTCTTGAATTAGTTCTATATCAGTGAACTCTAGATATTTCTTTGCCATCATTCATCTCCCATTATGTCGAAGAGATTCATCTCTCCTTTTTGATTGATTCCTTGTAATCGGTCAACCGCGATTTTGTAATAAGTCTCGTTGATTTCAAATCCGATATATTTTCTTCCAAGATGTTTAGCTGCAAGTGCAGTAGTGCCACTACCCAAGAATGGATCAAATACGATATCACCGACTTGAGTAGAATGAGCAATGTGCTTTTCGACAAATTCAATTGGTTTGATTGTCGGATGCAAGTAATCATCTTTGTCATCTTTGTTAGTGCTTGAGATGTAATACTTATGTTTTAATTCATATCCATCATTTAATAGACACACACCCTTTTCTCGAAACATAAGGCAGTATTCGGTATCTGGTAAGAATGTGTTTTTTGTAATTGGCGATGGATTTTTCTTGTGCCATGTTAGAATCTCGAAACTTATATTTGGATAAGACAAGAAGTAATTTAGATAGAACGGAATTTGAGACTTGTTGCACCATATATATATATATATATATGCTTTAGTATTCTTACAAATTCATCCAAGATTGAGTTGTCTATTCCAGCATTTAATTTGGCATCAACCACATCTTGATATGGTTTGCATTCTCTATCTTTGAAGATTCCACCAGGTACTGCAGTACCACTATGGAAGTCATAAGGTGGATCGGTATAAATTAAGTCGATTGATTTATCCGGGATTTCCTTAATGAGTTTATATGCATCACCGAAGTAAATCTTATTTGTTTCCATCTTTGTCCTCCTTTAATGTATCGACATATTTTTGAATTTTGCTTTCAGCTTCTTTTTCATCTTCCATAAGACCTAGACATATGTATGAGATAACAACACTGATGATTGAGTCTCCGGCAAGATGATAGAGATTGTTGTTTGAGAATTGACCTTTAAGAGAATTAAATGAGTCATCATCGAAACCCATAAGGCGGAAACATTCTCTCGGAGTGAGTTTTCGGATTCGGAGTCTACTCTCTCTCTCTCTCTCTCTCGATGACACCGCAACTATCCTCTCGACAAGTTAATGTCTTGGAGACTGGTGAGTCTAAATGGATTCTTGATTCAAGTGTTGGTCGAAATGTATCGGATTCTTTAATGTCGAACACTCCAACATACTCATTTTTCTTCATTGTTGTCTCCTTTATCTTCTACAACCACTGCAACATTATCTCCGCCCATTGTAGTGATTGTTTGGCTGATTCCTTTTTGAACCGTTCCTCGGTGATATTGCATTCTTCCAGATATATCGATTGCATCACCGACTTCAGCTTCGATATATCCTTTTTTTGTGGCATTCTTGATTTTGATGGTTTTGCCTTTCACAACTACATATTGGTGATTGCATTCACTGATCCTAGTTGTGATAGTGCCACTGCATCCATCTTTCTTAATCGTTCGATTGTATGTGTCGACAAAATCTACTTCTTCAATAACCCCCCCCTCAAGAGTTTCTTTTAAGTCTTGATGAGTTGTCACTTCTTCGGAGTCATCTTCTTCATCTTCGTAGATAATGAAGTTATCATCCATTCGACTACCAGCTTTGGTGGTAATGGTTCGAGCAATCGAACCTTCATCAGTAGCGGCAATGGGATTAAAAGCAAATCCATTGCCGCTCTCGGCTTGTTTCTCGGTGTTGGACATGAAGAAGTTAATCATTCTTTGTGACAAGTAGTATTTTTCATCTACTTCATCTTCTAAAAAGTCTTTAAGGTGATATTTCAGTTCTCTTCTTTTAGGAAAGTCATATGAATAATCACCAAGAATCGAGAACAAGAAGAATCTCCTACGGTTTTGTGGTATGCAGTAATTCTTACCATTCAAGATTCCACCGAAATTTGTATATCCGAGTTTCGTTAGTTCTTCTTCAAACTTAACGAATTGCTTCACATTTTTTGAACCAATGACTTCTGGTACATTCTCCATCAAGAGATAAGTGATTCTTCCACTTTTACCTTGTTTATAGAGTTCATCTATTTCTCTTAATATTCGTAAGAACTCAAAGAGTAGTGAACTTCGTGTTCCAGAACCTTCTTCCATTCCTTTCATCTTTCCGGCAAGAGACAAGTCTTGGCATGGAAATGAGTAAGAACAAAATGTTTCATAATCATCGGAATAAGGAATTCCCAAATCTTTTCCATGAACATTTGAGATATTCATCATGTTATGAGTGGCAATGCAGTTGTTATATGTTTCTCTCAACCATTTCTCATTTTGCTTTTTGACATTGCATAATGTGTTCCAGTCAGTTGAGATGTTCCCATCAAGGTATGCAATTAGTTGATCCTTGGTCAAATCTTTGGAGTAATCAGTGGTGTCTTTCATGTGAATCATGTTGTATGCCTTGATACTTACTGAACACCATTCACATGTTCGATGATGAATGAATTTGATTCCGAGATTCTTTAATCCTTGTGCAGTAGCACCAATCCCGGAGAAGAATTCAACCACCAATAATTTCTTGTTAGAATCAAACTTCTTATAATCTCTAAATGAATTAAAGAGGTTTAACTGACAAAAATCATCATCTCTCATAAATTCTCCTTTCGTTCGTGGTAGGAACTTTATTTTTTGTTGTTTTCTCGTGATATCCAACTCCAAGTCCAATCCTTGGCGGCATATCTCATGAAGTATGGAATCACTGATATCAATGGATACCAGAACATGTCTATCTTCCATTGATTCGTTGTTTTATCTTTGACTACTTCGATGACACCTTTGATTTCACCTTTCTTATCTCTTTCGTAATAAGGAGGTTCTACATAGAGGTATATCAGTAGTGGAAATGTAGCTAGATTGGTGAGTGATCTAATCTCTCGAATTTCATCTCGTTCAATCTTCTTAAAGTCTTGCCAAGACATTTTCAAGATAATCTCATCCACCTTAATCCCCTCCAATCTAGTCTTACACTCGTGCCACCTACAACATTTGAGACAAGACCTAATGCTTCTAGTTCTTAAACAATCTCTAATGTTGGCAGTGACTTTGATTAACTTCGAGTCAGTTTCGAATGTGAGTCTATGTGGAGGTGTTGCTATTTCCTTTGGTATCTCTTCAGTTGTCCGAAGAGTTCTTCTTTTCTTCCTTCTTCTACCCATAATTAGAATGGAAGTGAGTCATCATCATCGGTGTCAGTATCTTCTTGACCAAGTTCATCCATTATCTTTTGGAGTTCTAGCTGCTCTTGTTCAGTTAGATACTCTTTAGGATTGAATGCATTAGTAATAGTGGTTTTGAAGTAAAGAAACTTATTACCGATTTGATTCTCTTCTTTGTACCTATAACCGAATATAGGTTTGTCTTGTTTGTCTTTACCGATTGGTAGATAGTGACAAGTTACTCTCAAGAAGTATTCGACTTTAATCTTGATATCGACTACTTCATATTGACTTAATAGTTCTTTAAGGAACTTTATATAATCGTTAGTGTCGAGTTCATATAACGAGACATAACCAGAATCGACTAATTTCAAGAACAACTCTCCGGCAAATCCATTTGCTTTTATCTCGTTATATCTAGTTATATCTATTTCTTTACTTAAATTATCTTTAATTGAATTATCTTTACTTATATTTAATTGGGGTAACCCATTGGTATCCATTTGGTATCCACTTGGTATACCAAGTACCAATGGAGTAGGTTTTCCCTTGGTTGAGTCATCAGTGTAGACACCGTTACTCTTGATAAATAACTTCTTTAAGTCATCGATGTATTCAGTTTCTTTGAATCTATCCGACCTAATCGTGTTATTGATCCTAAAGTGTTTTTGTAACATCAGTGTTTCACCTCTTAACATCAAGAATCCTTTATTGATAAGTGGTTCTAAATCACCTATATTTGCACCTATGACACGAATGATTGATTTGGCATTTGGAATATATCCTCTATCATCAGTGTCCATTCCAAGTTGGAAATATAATTCTCTACTACTAACTGGTAAGTCCAAGAATGCATCACTTCTAACTATTTCAGTTGAGAACATCCTTCTCTTTGCCATCTTCCGATTCTCCTTCCTTTATAAGTTCATCGACTAATTCACCCTTAATGGAATCAATGAATGTTTCCCAATATTCTCTAGCTTCGGATTCGGATTCAAATATCAATCTCATTTGTCCATGTCTCCTTGCTTTTAACATTAGGATTCCTTGTTTCCAAAGTTTCTTCTTGCCTTGTCTCTCATAAAGTGGTTTGCAAAATGCCTTAACTTCCTCTATATCGTGAGAAATCCAGAAGTTGTATTCTTTATCCCATAGATGCACTTTATGAATTCCTAGATTCATATTTAAGGCATCAATATCTTCATAGACTTGAATACAAGGATGATGTGTTCTGGCACTTGTATTTTTGATATATCCATCTTTACGAGTTTCGGCATCGTATGGATAATTATCGATGATTTCATCAATTGGAGTTTTTCTCCCTAACTCACTATTCTTGACTATTAAATCGTGAGTTCTTGCTTGTCGAGTGGTTAATCCCACTGCATTTCGTTCTAACTTTTTTCCCATCTTTCGGTGTTCCTTTCGTTCGTGGTAGGTTTTTTTGGTAGTCCTTGAGTATTTGACTGACAAATTGAATTTGAAGGTTTGTAGGAGTCATTTTTAATACCTACATGTTTTGCCATTGGCATTCTTAATCAACCAATTGACTGCATCTTTTCTTTTCTTGAAAACTCTCATAGTGAAGTTTCCTTGAGTGTCATCGATGGCAATCCATTGAGTGACCTTGACTGAAATACCAAGAACTTTACGAGTGTTGTACTCATTGCAGTAAATGAAACAACCACCCCATTTTTTATCGTGACTAACAAACTTCAGTTGATATTCACGAACCATTGTTTCGAACTCTCTACTTGTGAGTTCAAAGATTTGATTTTCCGACATAGAATTGTCTCCTTTTCTTTAATAATAACTTGGTTGAAATTTTAACCACTTACTCCAAAAAAAATTCAAGAGGTTTATCGAATAATTTGACCATTGTTAAAACTTCATCAAGTTGCCAATTTCTTGCACCACATAACTTTCTATCTAAAGTGACTTTGTGGATTCCAAGATGTTTTGCCAAATCTTCTCTTGTCATGTGTTTTTCAAGTAAGGCGGCACGAACTTTGTTAGAGTCAATCTTTGCCAATTTCTTCTCGTTCTTACCCATAAACTCTCCTTTCTTCATTTGCCAAATAACTACTAGTTATTTACTAGAATATAACTAAAAGATATGAATTTGTATCTTTAGATACAAGGTTTCACATCTCTTATTGGACACATAATATTCAAATTTCCATATTGAAACATTAAGTCAATAGACTTATCTTTTCTATCTCCATCAGTAACTTTGATAGAAACCCAAGTGCCATCTAACCCATGTTCGTTCTTGGAAACTTCGGTTACAACACCTATGACTTTATGACTTCCATATTTATGGAATGTTGCATTGACTTTGTCACCAACCTTGAAATCGAACTCGTGTAAATCGAGTTGTTCTTCGACTTCTTGTTTGGCTTCTTTTAAGGTATCAAAGATATATCCGAATTCTACACCATCGATATAGGCAGTGTAATATCCATACCCAGATACATAGTTATTGGTCGGTTTACCATCGATCCATAAGACTGAATCATCAGTTTCTTGACCATCACCATAGTCTTTTTTCCATTTCCAGTTCTTCATACTAGAGTCTCCTTTTGGTTGAATTTTTGTACAACTCGATTATATTAAACCAAAGATAATAAAATGTGTCAACCACTTTGTTGCAAAAAATTAACCAAGTTGTTATTATATTTGTGCAAAGGAAAATCGGAAATTATGAATAATTTGAAGGAAATTAGAACTCGTTCTGGATTATCCCAGAGAGAACTTGCTAATAAAACAAAAATATCTCGTTCGTTAATTGCTCAACTAGAACTCGGAACTGCAAAGATGACTTATCGTGTCGCAATTATCTTGGCAAACTTTTTTCATTGTTATCCAAACGAAATTCTTGGAGAAGATTTAATTGCCATACATGGTGGATTTGAAGAATCAATAAGAGCATTGTGTGACTCCAATGCAGTTGATATGATTCAAAAATTGCAAAGTGGAAATTTTGATAAAAGAGAACAAATGCTTTACAATGCCATACTTGGATTATTGAATCTTGATGATGACAATCTAATGAAAGCGGTTCTAGTAATAGATAATATTGATAAATCTAATAAAGGAGGAAACTAGTATGTTGTGGTTCTTTATCGTGTTGGTTTGTTGCCTTCCGGGATTAGCAATTCTTCCAGTTTTAATTATGAAGATTGGAGAAAAATCCAAACAAGAAAAAGAAGAACAAGAGAAAAAGGAATCCGAGAACAATGATTAAGAGAGCAGTTGCCTATTGCCGATTCTCTTCCGAAAACCAACGAGATGGATATTCGATAGAAGCTCAACTCTTTGCCATCAAAGAATTTTGCAACAAAGAGAATTTTGAACTTGTCGGTGAATACATCGATGAAGCCAAGAGTGCAACCACTGATGATAGAAAGAACTTCCAACGAATGATCCAAGACTCGGAGAAACATCAGTTCGACTTTATCATTATTCATAAGTTAGATAGATTCTCTCGTAATAGATATGACTTTGCCTTTTATAAGAAGATACTCAAAGATAATGGAGTTAAGGTAATATCGGTCTTGGAGAAACTTGATGACACTCCAGAAACCATCATTCTTGAATCAGTTCTAGAAGGTATGGCGGAGTATTATTCTTCTAATTTATCAAGAGAAACTAAAAAAGGTTTACATGCACGAGCAAGAAAAGGTTTGTCTTGTTCTACTCGACCTTTAGGATATGACATCAACGAAGAAGGCAAGTTTATTATTAACCAAGATGAATCACCAATTATCCAAGAGATTTTTTCTCGTGTCATCCAAGGAGATAATTTAACTGCCATTTGTACCGACTTGAAGAATCGTGGAGTTAAAGGAACTCGAAGTGCCAACCTAGAAATCATCTCTCTTAAAAAGATTATTCGTAACACCATCTACTATGGAACATACACTTATGCATCCAAGAGTGATGAACCAATTATTGTCGATAATGTTTGTGATCCAATTGTTTCTTATGATGTCTGGATTAGTGCCAACTCCAAACTTGAATCCAAGAAGAGAGTCTTTAGGAGACACAAGGAAAATGACTTCTTACTGACTGGAGTTCTTTGGTGTGGTGAATGTGGTTCTCACTATACTGGTCATTCAGTCACTTATAAGGATAGTGTCTACCTTGCATACCGTTGCACTGGTCACACTCATGGCATTTGTGATATGAAACCATCCACAATCAATCGTGACCGATTAGAAGAGATTATCTTTCTTTCAATTACAAATGACCTATTCTCCGACAAAATGGTCGATGAATGGATAATTCACCTAAACAAACAAAAAAGTGGCGGAGAACCGACAAAACGAGAATCACTTGAAAAAGAGATTCGAAAACTGAAGAATAAAAAAGATAGACTCTTGGATATCTATCTTGATGGAAAGTTGGATAAGGATGTCTATTATGAAAGAAACATCTCCATTAGTGGTGATATCTCTAGACTCGAAATGGAACTTGCCACTTGTGAAGTGCAAGATAACAAACCAGTAGACAAGCAACTACTGAAGGATGCATTCAAGTATTTCCGGGAGACACTTAAAACCAAGGATAGAGATGTCCTAAAACGAATGATTGATTTGTTCGTTGAGAAGATAATTATCTATAAAGATAGAATCGAGATTATTTATAAAATAAAAGGTTCTAATGAAGAACCACTTAAATCGAAGTATGGATTTTTGTCTAAAGCGAACTCAAGGTGCATTGAGTTCAGCTTACACATAATTTACGATATTCAATCCTACCACGAACGAAATCTCATTTATGAGAAGTTGAACATTAGAGATTATACCATAATTGAGAATTGTGTCTAGCACTAAAATTAAAAAAACATCTCCGAAGAGATGCTTATAAAGGAGACTCCATCGGAAAATCGAAAGATGGAATCATAGATATTATATATAAATATAATAAAAGAGACAAGATAACTTGTCTCTTTTTTCTCATTCGAATAAGAAAAATTATGGTTTTGATATCTTTTTCTTTTTAGAAAACTTCTTGATAAACCATCTCTTGATCCTCAAACGAAGATTAGGATGTTTATACAAGCGGTCTTTCATTTTCACTTTTTCTTATGCCTATTTTGGACATACGAAGGTGTGGTGTTGTCGACTGGACCATCATTATTCATTTCTTTGATAGTAGTGGTAACTACGGTAGTGTTCCCCTCTACTGCAATTGTTTGTGTCTTGTTTTTGGCAGTAATGCCTTTGATGAGTTTTTTAACGAACTCATAAACGCCTATTGCAGCTCCACCGAGAGTTGATGCTTCGACCACAACCATCTTCCAAGAGATTGCATCAAGATTCCAACCAGCTCGATAGAAATAGAGTAAGAAAACTAAAATGAAACTGAACACGAACGGAAATACACCAATTACCCAAGTGATGACCGACTTATCAATATTATTCTTTTGAGCATACTTGTCGGCTGCTTTTCGAACTGGAATCTTCACTAACATTGTTAATGCGATTGTGAGACCAATAATGATAAGTTCCCAACCATAATACTTACTCAAGAATGATACGATTTGTTGGATAAGTTCTTCATCCATTTTATGATTCCCTCCTTTATAAATTTGTCGAATTATTCATAATGGAGGTGTTGCTACCATAATTAGTTTACCAAAAGATTTTGGTAAAGTTAACTAATTGTGATTATGTTCTTCACTATCAACTTCAGCTTTGCAAGATTCGACAAATTGATTGTATTCATCGAATTCGGCATCAGTAAGATTGAAGTGCTTAAGAATTTTAGCAATTGTTTTTCTTTGAATTGCCATTTCGTGTTGAATGGAGTATCTTTCACGAATTTTGCCAACAATTGCTTGACCTCTAACTTCGAAGTCTTTGATTCCATTTTCGGCTACACTTGCTTTGACATTAGCTTCAATAGCAGTTTCTTCGACTGGAACATGTTTAACTGGATTTCTTCTTCCCATGAATCAATTCCTCCTTTAGATTCTTTTGAAATTTATCTAGTTTACGGATAGTGTATCGACTATCACTTTTCTTGGCATGCGCTCTCCAACTCTTATAACACTCATCGAATTTCTCAATGGTGATTCTTCCTTGTCTAACTTTATAGGCAAGTTTCTTGAGTTTTCGTTTTTGACATTTGACATTCTCTGGAAGAATTCGCCAAGTAACTTTTCCAGATTCGTGAAGTTTATATGTAAATCCTAGAAACTTAACTGGTTGGTCAACCTTGAATAATTGAGTTTTCTTTGGACTTATCTCAAGGTGAATAGTGGACAAGTGATCCTTGATGACTTTAAGGCAATATTTAAGATGATTCTTATCTTTATGAATTAAGATGAAATCATCCATGTATCTCACATAAAGTTTGATTCCTAATTGTTCGGTAATTAAGTGATCCATATCATCAAGAACCGCTAACTGAATCAATTGACTAACTTGACTGCCTAAACCAATTCCATGGTCAGCACCTTCACCAAAACTATTGATGATTCTTTCAACTTCACTGCATACCCATTCATCTTTAACTCTTTTACGAATAGCGGCAATTGCCACATCGTGCCGAGTTGAACCGAAATAATCATGAATGTCGACTTTAAGAATATAACCATTGATTCCATTTTCCCGGCAATAAGTTTTTAGAAGTCTAGTTAGACACTCTCTTGCCTTATTAGTTCCTTTGTTCTTTTGACAAGCAAAGTTGTTTTCAATGAATCCTTTAGTTATTTCTTTAGTTAAATAGTTATCGCACATAGTCCTTTGGAACACTCTATCTTTGAAACGAGTGGAAGTGATTTTTCTCAACTTCGGTTCTCTTATTTCGAAGATTGAATAAGGAGATAAATCGTATGTCTCTTTATCTAACCTTTGTTTTAATCGATAGACACTTACCAATGAGTGATTGGAGAAGTGTGCAACACTATCTTTCCATTTGACTCCTTTTCGGCATATTTGAGTTGCATCATACAAGTTTGAGAAAGAACAAATATGATTTCGAATTTGATTCGACATTGTTTTCCTCACTTTACTCACACGAATTATCGTGGATTATTGTTTCACCATCTTCGGCTAGGATGATTGTTCCTTTGCTATTTCTAGAGTGCTGATTTCCGTTCAAATCAATGAACTTACTTTATTACTGACTTCTAGCAAATCGACCACCGCCTGATTACCATTGTTAGCATTGTTGTTGTTGACATTGCCACTGGTATTGACATTACGAGCATTGTTACCGTTGTCAGTGTTAGGCGAACGATTAAGGTTCTACAACAATCACCCTTGTTCACTATCTCTCCATTTACGGATTAGTGAACGGACTTCGAGGAGGAGTCCAACCCAATAATAGAATTTATCTTTTGATATACCTACTTCACTTGAATCTTCTTTTTCTTGTTCGCTTTGAGAGATTTCATTCGTGGTAGGATTGGACTCACTCTTAACTCGATTGTTTCTATATGCAATCTCCATCAAAGTTTCTAACCTAATGGAGACTTCAATAGCTTTGGTTTGATATTGCTTTCGTAGTTCTTTGTTCTTCTTCAAATTCTCTGGTTTCAAATCCTTTCGGATGTTAACTTGGTTTGCCAAATCGATATAAACTGCGATGTCATCAACTGCTTCGATTATCTTGGCGGTTGAACACCATCTATATCTTTTGAAGAATACTTTTTGATTCGAACAAATCTTGTGAGTGTAACTTGCAAAGTCATATGCTTTAGTTTGCACTTCAAGTTTGCCTTCATCTCTTAAACCTTCAACTACTGACATATCTTACCTTTCTTTTTATTTAATTCTCTAAAGAGAATTGATTATTGGATTATCTAGATTAGATAATAGCAAAGGCGACCACCGCCTGATGACCATCGTTAGCACTGCTGGAGTCGACATGGCCACTGGTATAGACACTACGAGCAAAGTCACCGTCGTCAGTGTAAGGCGAACGAAGCCACCAATATTGTGGAGAACCAGCTTTATTTGTCTTAATAAATCTGGTGTCAGTTCGCCAATCACCATATGTATCACCTAATAGCATGTGCCAATAGTCATATGGTTTATGTGGTGCAACTGCTTCACTAGCACTGCAAGATTGGATTTCGAATCTATCGAGTAACCAAACCAAGTCTTGTGTATCTTCGGAAGTGACACCATCACTTCTATCACAAGTTGCTAATTCGTTGAATTTTACACACTTGCCAAGAACACTTACGAGTTCTGGATCAAGATTGTATAAGAATCCATCTTTACCACTTGAAGAATCGTGCCAACTTGGATGTCTATCGAAATCGTTCTTACCTTGCCAGAATGTGCCTTTGGCTGCATTGGCATTACACCATTGTCTAATAGCGGATTGACTCCATCTATTGTTGCCGAGTAATGCTCTTTGGCAGTGGTTAAAACATTTTTGATAGTTATCGGCTGCATTTAAGTCATAAGAATTTCTTAACTCACCAAGATATGCGCCAGTTCTACCTTCAGTTAATGTAACGGTCTCGGTTGGACTGCCATTAAGAGTATCCTTTGATGCAAACACCTTAACACTAGCACCTTCAAGAGTAGCATTATATGCTTGTTGGAACACTAATTGACCACCGACTGGTAAGTCATTAGTTAATGTGAATTGGAAGTATTTGCCAACATCGGCACTATACCAAGTATGTGCTTGGAGTAAGAAATTATATGTACCAGCTGGTAAAGCGGCACTTGTTCTATTAGCAAAGAATGCTTCAGTTGCATCGAATACGATTCCATCGAAAGAATACTTCATACAAAGAGTCATTGAGTGTTCTCTTGATTGATCCACAATTCTTTCTTGGTCGAACCCCATAATTTCGAAGATGATATCGGATGCAGTTTCGTGAACTACAATCTTGTCACCTTCGGCTGGTGTACCACTTGTGATAGCAATACCGTAATTTGCTAATACAATGTTCTTTTCACCATCGTGCCATTCAACACCATCATATGTTGCTTCATAATCGATATTGCCGGCTTCACCCATTGCTTCGACAAATGCATGACCATCAATGGAGAGATGAACTTCGTTATTGGAACAAGCAATGGTAATCGCACTTTCTTTAGAAACGATAAATTGGTCACCAACTGAATAGAGTTTTTTTGCTAAACCCATACGAACGATTTGTTGGATTTGCTTCCATGTGGTAACACTAACATGACCACCTTGACCGGCTGCGATACCTTGTAAGGCAATAACAATGTTATCTAACTTATCTAACTGCTTCGCATTTTCTTCAACGAAGGTTTCTTCAGTTAAAATGTGTAATGGATTAGACATGTTTTATTCTCCTTTCTTTAATCGTAATATAAACATAATTTACCATTTTCAACTTTGAGTGAGACATTATAGGATGTGTCATTATCTTCATCTTCGACAATGACTTTACCTTTCTTGCCTTCAAGTTCAGCGATCCTACCATCAATTGAACCAATGGTATGACCAGATGCTTTAAGTTTTTTGGCAGTGCCATCGGCAACGAGAATTGCTTCATCAGTACCGAAATTGTTATCAGCATGTACTTCAGCGGCTTCTCCGTTCTCTAATGCAGTGATACGAGAATCGATTTCAGTGATAGTGTGACCAGAAGGTTTAACCATCTTTGAGCCACCAACACCAACAACGATTTCATTTGGACCAAAATTACCTTGGGCATCAGTATGTGAAGATTCGGCATTTTCTAAAGCAGTAACTCTACCATCGAGTAAATCTTCGGCGGCTTCCGCTCTAGTTTTTTCAGTGCCAACTTCGGCAACTGCATCAGTATGTGCATCGGCAAGTACCTCGGCAATAGTTTTAGAACCAGCTTTTAGTTTCTTCCCAGTGCCATCGGCAACAAGGATAACTTCATTTGTTCCAAAGTTATTGTCGGCATGAACTTCGGCACTTTCACCATTCTCAAGAGCGGTAACTCTTCCATCTAATGAACTTTCAGCCGCTTTCGCTCTTAATTCTTCATCGTGGATTTCACCCTCAATAGTGGCAATGGTTTTGCCGGAGGATTTAATCTTCTTGCCACCAGAACCATCGGCAACGAGAATTTCGGCATCAGTGAAGTTGCTATCAGCATGAACTTCGGCACTTTCGCCATTCTCTAATGCAGTGATACGAGTGGAAAGACCACCTTCGGCTGCTAATGCTCTTTCTTTCTCGGCATTTACGAGATTTGTAGCATCAGTATGTGCAATTGCGGCGGCTTCTTGTTCGACATCGTTGATTGTCTTGCCAGATGACTTAACACCCTTTTCACCAGCATCACCAAGGATGATTTGGTTTTCAACGAGTTCAGCATTAGCACGAGCAGCTGCACCTTCTAAAACACTCATTCTTGTTAATAAGTTGTTAATCTTTCCTTCGGTCCAAGTAATGAAATCTGGATTAGTTTGAGTCACTACTGGTTCACCGAGAGATTCATCAACATCAAGTGCGAATGTTTTAGAACAAATAACTTGGCTTTCATTTTTTCTTCCGACATATTGGATTCTTACTCTTCCGTATTGAGCAGTGATTGGATATCCGACTGGAACAACCAATGTTCTTATGGAATCAACCAATGTCTCCGCGATGGCACTTGAAAGCAAGGATGTACCATCTGGTAATTCTACTTGCAAATAATGAGTGTAATTGGCAGTAGAATCTGGAAGTTGGATTTTGATGGAAGTAGCATTGTTTTCTAATTGAAAAGCAAGTTTGTCACCGCCATCATCATCGATTGCACTCCAACCACCGTTGGCATGTAATCTCAAGTTTAATGTTCTTTCCATAATGTGCTTTCCTCCTTTTCTTTATGGATTTATTCTCACTAGAACCCTTTGTGGGCGGCGCATCCAATCGTTTCTAGCAGCAATCTCTCCGCTGCCGATTACACCAGCCATCTTGTTGAGGAAACCTCACGAGCAAGTCAACCGTTTATCAACCAGATTCGCGGTCCACAAAAGGTTCTAGTTCAAACCTTTTTAATTCCTACATGTAATTAGGAAGTTGCAGTAGTCTTGTGTTTTATCTACTGCGATTCTAATCGAATTCGATGGAGAAGATTCTCCAACTTTTTGACCATTAGAATTGTATAGAACAATCTTGAATCCGAATTCGACATAGTTTCTTTTAATACCCCCAGAGTGAGTATGAGTTGTTTTTCTCTTCTTTGACCTTGTAGCACGAACTCTTTCAGTTGGAGTAGTGCCAATGGTTACATGACCATGACCTTGAGTGTCATAGAAGAATCTATCAATAATGGTAGATACTGGATAAATGGTTTTCTTGAATGTTGGACCACTTGTAATGTCTGGTTCAACTAAATCAGTAAAATTGACATCGTTAATGGCGGTTGATTCAAGATATTCCGTTTTTCTTGTCCATAGTAAGTCACCAGAACGATATTTGAAATTTTGCATATATCTCATAAAAATGAGTTTGATTTTATATGTTCTTGCTAATTGAACATAGTCACTATAATTTGCTAATACAATCCAACCTCGTTGAACTGAACGAACACCAGCTTTTGTTCTCTTGGAATTGATAATACCAAGTAATGGAGTTGGAACATTACTAATTCCATTTGATCCACTTGAACCTCCACCTAAAACAATGCCAGTAACTCTACTTGCAAAGTCAGTAATGGAAGAACCATTTTTAACAAATTGACATAATGGATAATAGTAATCACCATTAACACCATTTTGAATTTGTGTCTTGGATAAACCACCTTCTTCACTTTGTTTTTTAACTTCGAATCTATAAGCAGTGTCTCTAGTGGATGAATCGAATGACACAACAAGACAAAGGATTTTAACTTCACTTGTATCGGAAGAGATTGTTGTTAAATCATAGATTGTTTCACTAGAGTTTGTGATTTCAAATGTATAACCTTGGATAGATAATCTTCCGGCAGTAGCTTTCAATGCGCCACTTTGATTTGATAGTTCAAAACCAAATAACGAACCATTTTGACCACCTAATGTATAAAAATTCATTAAGGCATCATTATCTACGGTTACACCAGTTGAATCACTTTTCTTTTCTATAAGTCTCATAATCTCACATCTCCTTTATACAAAATATCTATATATCCTTTTAATGTATTGTCCTTAAAATCACTTAATTGATGAAGTGTTGACCATTCATAGATTAACCCAGACCAACCTTCCCAATAGTAAGCTGCATTTGATTCAATGCTAATTTCAAGTTTTTGATTACTAATGGTCTTAATCTTTATGAACGCAAGTTTTCTTTTCGCGGTGGAACTTCCTACCGTGTTATTATTTACTGCATTTTCACTACCACTGATTGAACCCCAATCGGATTCTTTACAAATATCAAATTTCCAATAATCTTCATAAACCCCAGAATCACTTAACCAACGAAGTGTATTTTGATAGTAGTAGATAAGAGTTAATGTACTTCCAACACTTGGCAAGGAGAACCATACATCAACACTTCTAGAACGATGGAATCTTTCAATAGAATAAGGAAAATGATCTAAACCATGTTGATGTTCAGTGAATGGTGCTTCGATATAGTTTTCATTTTCTGGCAAAACTTTTGTTGTTTCAGCACCAAATGTTAGAATGCCCTTAAATGTATATTTTATTTTTGCCTTGAAAGAACCAGTTGTATAGAATCTAAATCTTTGAGCATATGTCTTATCGATTGTTAATTCTTTTTTGAATGAATAACTACTTCCTCCCATATTGCCTAACGAACCAAGTTCGTATCTTTTTGTGGTCCAAACATTCGCAATCGAAGAAGTAATAGTAGTGCCACCAATACTTGTTGCACCAGCACACAAACTATAATCTTCATCGTTCTTGCCTTTATAACCACGAGCAATATATCTATTTAGAGCATCTATATTTGATGCATGATTAAATTTGAATTTACCATTCTCGATTGTTACTCTTTCGCTTAATGGAATGGTTTTATCAATAGTGGAAGTTAAAGGAAGATTAGCAACAAAATCTCTTTCTTCGGCTTTGAGAATTGGCATGATTCTTTGATAATTACTAAATGTGCCGGAAGATGGAGTGTAATTAAAGATTGAAATTGGTGCTTGGAAAATACCATGACCGAGTTCGTAGACATTATCTTGCACCATACTATCACTGAAGTCTTTGAATTTTGCACCAGTTAAATCGATTGCAATAGATACTCTTTGTTGAGTAAAGTCATCCAAGTCTAAATTGAAGAAAACGGTGCAATATAACTTCACACTTTCACTTGTGTTGTGGAAGTCAAAAATTTCGGTTCTTTCAGTTAATCTAATTTGTCTCCCATAGATATGTGCTTCTCCGGGATTCATATAAACTTTCTTTGTAACGGAATCAAATTCCAATTCAAATGGATTTTCATCAATGTCATCAATGATTCCATAAGGAACTTTCTTCAATGAACCATTAAATTCAGTCTCGACACCATTGCCTTTAGTTGCATAGAAAAGAGCAGTGTCGAGGTATGCACTGACAATCGCACCTTTCTTTGTAACTAATTTGACTTGATTCATTTATTTTCCTCCATATGCATATGTATTTAATTTGAATCCACTTAATGTAATATTTGAACCAGAGTTATTGGACAATGTGACTTTGCCACTTGTTCCAGAACCACTGATTTTTATTGTTAAATTATTATATTTGTTAGCAAGTTCTCCACTTGATCCTATAACACCGAGATAGACATCACTTGATGATGTTGATGGAAATCCAATATTGTGACTTCCATCACAAGCAACATACTGAATAAATTTCATTCCACTCAAATTGATCTTGGATGCATATTTGAATGTAAATTCTTTCGTTTTGCCATTCTCGATTGTGAATGATTCAGTGCTTTCAACTAAAACTAACCTTTGCAGAAGATACACCCCGCGGTTAGGCATGTATAGATTCTCTTCAACCTTATTGATTGAGCCACCGACAAATCCAGTTGCCTCCGCAGCGACATCCGACTCTCGTGCATATCGAACACCACTCAAATTGTCCAGAAAAATATCAGTAAATTTGACTGAACCTATCATTCCATCTTTGCTTATATTCAAAGCACTTTTAGCTACACCCGGAGAAATAAATCCACAAGGATACCACGCAGTATTTACATGACTTGGATAGAATTGGAAGATTTTCTTTCTATGAGTTCCGGGAAGAAGAGGAGATGCAGTTGTTTCACTAGTTGTTTTAGATGCATAGATTGTTACCGATGATTCTTCATCGTTTTCAGCAATGGTCATTTCGCAAATGATATTGATTGGTAGAGAACCACTCCATAACGAAGTGACATCTAATTCATAAGTTGTACCACTTTCAATAACAACCATTCTTCCACCAAATAGTAAAACACCAGATGTAATAGTGACTTTTTTGGTAGATGAATTTACTGAACAAGTCATTCCGTTAAAGACTTTTTCAAGAATCCCATCACCAATAGATGAATAAATAAGAGCTGCATCATCAAAGGCAGTTATTTCATCACTATTGTTTTTTCTTTTAAGAACAAGTGCCATATCTAATACCTCCTAATCTAAAAACCAATATTCACTTAATCGACCAAATTCCAATATCTTCTTTCCACTTGAATCAGTAGTGATCCCACTAATAGGCAATCTCTTTACTGAACTTGCATCAGCTGGATTATATCCAACTAAATCTCCGTAATAAGAGAAATCCATATCTTCAAGTGTACTTCCGAGTTTGGAAGTCAAGTCGATAGTGACTCTATCTTTGAATCTATTTTCCTTGAGAATCTCGTAAGCATCGGATAATGCTTCATCGAGTGTCTCTTTGTCAACCGTATCAGTGACTGGTGGAAATAACACCTTACTTGAATCATAAGTAGTTCCAATCGTATTATCGTTATATAAATATAAAGTGGTGTAGTATGTGTGTGAATCACCATATCTAATATTTACTCTATTAACGATGTTTTGATTTAATTTTGTTTTGACATTGTAATCACTTAATTTGATGTTTCTTGAGTTATATATTCTATGAACCTTAAATGTTAATTGTGGTGTGTTTGTCTTGGAGTTAATCGTGACTTCCGCCATAAGATACAAATCATAACAAGCACAAACCTTTAGAAGTTCTTCCCAGACATTTCTATTTTCATCAGTTCTACAAATATATTCTTCGTTCCAAGGAGTATCTAATAAAGACAAATCATTTAGATTTATTTTATAATTGATACCCATTTTCAAATCGGTAATAACTCCAGTGTTGTTGTCATAATTGATCCAACCCTCTTCAACAAATACTCCAACCATAAGATATTGGAATAGTTTTTCTACGGTCATATTGTTATTTGGAAGAGAAGAACCATATTTGACTCTTAATGTTTGATTAAAAATACTTCTACAATCAATGCCAGAAATAGTGGTGAATCCTTTTTCATCAGTTTTTGGGATACCACAAAAACAAGCATATTTCAAAGCACCAGTTAATTCGTGCAAACCAACAAAACATGCCTTTTTAGAATTTTCGAAACCTTGGCAAACTGCACTGAATTCATCACTTTCTTGTGCTTTTCTTTTCAAATTCCAAGATTTTGCAATGTGTTGTGTCCAGTTACCGAGTGCAGTCCACTGATGGTCATAAAGACAAATGAATCCAACATTGTTTTCAATCATACCATGTACCTCACATAATTCACGATGCAAGATGAACCAGCTAAATCTAACTCGGCTGCAATTCGGCTATTTCCCGGTTTTGCAAACAAGAATGAATCGTGTGTTTTGTTGACACTATTGAATACATCAGTTGTAGAGACTAGTGTCTTGTTGCCACCAGCATCAACGGTGTATGTATTTAGATAGACTTTATTATTAAAAGCATCAATAACAACTTCTTGATTTGCAGTAAGTTCAAAACCACTTGCAAATTCCACCTTAAGGTATGGAGTATTTTCCACACTTCCATCTTCTTTAATCTTGGAAATTGAGACATAAACATGTGCCATTGGTCCAAGTAATTTAACTTTAAGTGGTAGTGGTTTTAAGTAGTCATTAGTGATGACATTATTAGAAGAGTAAGCACCACCGCCATATTGATATGGATATTCGTAGTTATAAATCTTACCTTCGTTAGTATCGTGAATAATTGTGAAGAAATTATCGTACTCTTCATATTGAGGAGTAATCGGTTGAAGTGTTAATTTAGCGGAAACACAATTGCCTTCTCTTCCGACTAAATCTAAATTGATTGGAGATACTTCAATATATCTTCTTAATGATCCAACTTGCCAAGAAAGTCTAATATGATATGTATTCAAATCGAGATACTTTCCTAACCAAGAACCGAACGATTGATATTTTTGATATGCTGAATTGCCAAAAAAGTGGAGAACCATAGAAATGTTCTTCTTATTGATTTTTTGATTGACAACATAATCGATAGTATCACCTTCAACGATGTCGAGAGTTTGCTTAAAACCGATGCCACTTGGCATCTCAATCATATCGACATCTGGATGAATTGGAACGCCATTAACTTTGATAGTATCACCAGTGCTTGTATAGACAACATCAAATTGCAATGTATCAGTAATGGAATCAACTGCAGTATAAATCTTGTGGTCTTTCATGTTCTATCCTCCAATTATTCCTCTTCTTGCATCACTGATTTGTTCAATGATTTCATCAACATCACTTTGATTGTTAATCTCGTAATTATTTGTTGAATTATCTACATATGTCACATTGTGGGAATCGGATGAACTTTCATTATAAGAAGTTACGATATCCGAACCACTTGCCATATCTTCAATCTCTTGAATCATGTTGTCATCCACTTGTACATCGGATGCACCATATCCACTTCCGGCAACTAAAGCTGCACCTCCAACCGCTGCAACCGTACCTAAAATTGCAAGAGCAGTAAAGGCGGCAACATATTGTTTTGCCGATGCATTAAGAGCTGCCAACATAACAACAAGTGGTGGAATCACTGAAAGCATTGCCATAATAGCGGTCACTGCCATAGTTCCACTTGGTCCAATAGCGGCAAAAAATTGTGCAACACCTCTAATTAAAGGAATTAAATTCGTGAATAAACTGATTAAGGATTTAGTTAAATCAATTAAATCTTCTCCGGCATCGGCAATTACTGATTTGATTGTTTGTTGTAATTTTTCGAATGTGTCTTGGAGTTGCTCTCCTTTTGCCACTTGTTCATTAGTCAAATAACCAGCTTCTTCTAACCACTTATCCCATTCGGCAAGTTGGTCATTTCCAGTCATTGCCATTGTAGCCATCCATGGTCCAATAGAACTACCAAATAAACGAGTCGCAAGATTCGTTCTTTCAGTTTCATCCTCACATTCTCTTAATGCTTGGAGATAAATTTCTAAAGTTTCGGCTGGATTCATTGATGTCAAATCATCAAATGTTAATCCGAGTCTTTCTAACACCTTTCCAAGTTTGGTGTTTTCTAATTCGGCACTAGCGGATAAAGATTGGAGTGATGCAAGAACGGATTCATAAGCACCAGCTTCACCAGTTAACCTTTCCCATCTATTTACTTGAAATTGGTATTCTTCGGCAGTCATTCCATATTTTTGACTTGCCTTGGCAATTTCTTCAGCGGTTTCGGCATATTGCTTGGCAACATTGATAATTCCACCAATAACCGTTTTATAGGTATTGGCAACATTAGAAATTGCTTGTTGAACACCTTGATAAATAACTTGAACGGTCTTTAGATTCTTTTGGAATGTGTCAGTGAACTGAACATTCTGGTTACTTGCCTTTTCAATAGAAGTGGACAAGTTGTTCATCTTGACCGTAGTCTTTTCGATTTCAACTTCTAAATCTTTATATTGTTGAGTATTCTTGGCAACATCGCCATTTTTCTCAACCATCAGTCTTTGTTGTTCTCTTAATAACTCGATTTTCTTCTTACATGCATCAACCGCTGATTGAACCTTTTCATAATAAGCGGCAGTGAGTTTGACATTCTTTGGATCAAGTTTTAATAATTTGGACAACTCTTGAGCTGACTTGGAAGCACTCCTAAAACTACTATTACAATTTTTAATTTCTTCGTTAATAGTTTTAAGAGTTCTTTCAATTTTTATTCCGCCACTAGACACGAGTTGTTCCTCCTATTTTTATTTCAAACCTTTCGGCAATTTCGGAATCCATATTAGAAAGATATTGATGGATTCCTTTATCAATAAAGTTTTGGTGTTTGGTCACATATGTTCCATCCGGGAGGAAATATCCTTTATTTAAGGCATTAGCAATAACTTGGTATGGTTGATGAGACTTGTTATATCCATCAAATTTAACTCTTATGGTAACTTTGATATCGGAGTTTTCTACAAGAACTCTTACTAGTGAACCAACCAATTCACCAGTTTTTACTGGAGTAGTGGAACGAAGATAATCTTCTAAATTTTTCGCTCTCTCGGATAAGACTTCGTAAATGGATTCGTGAGCGGCAGTGAGAACTTCTTTGGAAAAATTTTCACTTAATTCTTCCATACCGAGTTCATCAGCCATAATCACATTCCTCCTCTAAATAATCCTTCGATTTCATCTCCGGTATATGTTTTTTTGCCGACTTTTGTTTCCTTTCCTTGCGCCTTCTCCATTTTTTCATTGATATAGGCAACATAAGAATTCAAATCGGCGAGAGACCATTGATCCCACACATCTCCCGGGAGTTTATACAAAGAGATTTTGTAAATGATTTCAAAGGCGGAGATGCAGTTTTGCAAGAGACCTCCGCCTTGATTTTCATTATCTCTTGCTAGTCTTTTTTTGCTTTTTCGGAGATTAAGTCCATTATGATTTCCGTGAATTTGGTCATTTCTTCAGTATCAAAGACTGACACCTCATCCATAATCTCATCAACGGATTTATTTCTTGCTTCTTTATCAGCTGCTCTTCTAAACGAAACATATAATTTCAATAAAATTGGAACACTGACTTCTTTTTCCATTGATGCGACATCCTTGATTAAGTCTCCGCCATTGGACACTTCTGGATATCCAAATGCAATCGCCCAATTGCTATTGCATAATTTATGACCTTTGAATTCCTTTACTACCATAATTTCCTAATCTCCTTTATATTGAATGTTTTGCAAAATTAACTAGCACTGGCTGGCATAACCAAGTCAGCAGTTGTTGGTTCAGTACCTTCGGCAATATATCCAGCTTCGCCTTCATAAATTAAGATACCGATGACATCTTCTCCACCGTAGGAGATTTTAGATGCAAAGAAACTTAATGAAGATGATTTTGGATTATCTTCTGGTTGATCCATATTGAATGCTGGTGTAGAGAATTCCACATCATATAACCAGATGATATATTTCTTTCCTTTTTCACTTTGACCACGAGCGAATAAAACAACTGATGGATTGCCAGATGTTGAACTCTTGAGAACCAAGTGGTTATTAGAATCAACACGGAAAGCGGATAAATTTACCATTGCGGATTTATCCATTCCATAATATGCAACCGTACCATCATATCCGTTAAGAACCTTGTCTTTAACAACACGATTATCAGCTTTATATTCTCTTTCGGATTCATTTGGAGTTAAGGCAAGAGAAATGTTATTGACTTCTTCATCTTCCAATAAGAATGGAATAGCAGTACCAATAATCTTTGGTGAGCCATCTTCATTAGAACCATCTTTAACAAAAAATCTAGCTTGTTTGTAACCCATAGGTTATTCCTCCTAAATTAGTTTGCTGACCAAGAAAGACCATGTAGTTCTTTCACTTGAAGAATCGTAGTCAGCGGCACGATTCATCGAGAATTTCCATCCTTTTGTGATAAATCCATTCTCGATTGTTTTGAGAATTGTCATTAACTTTGGATCAGTATTCTTTTTTGAAGTTAGAACATTGATGAAAGCATACATTTCTCTAAAGGCAACTTGATTATCGGCAAGTCCAATGTTATTAGGTACATTGTCCACGATACTGATAATAACTGCTCTTTTCGTATCGGTGATTTCTGGTTTGTTGAACCAATAGACAACCGTTTCTTTAGTTAATCCTTTTAGTTCATCATCTCGGAGTAAATCTCCGTTCTTAAATTTGAGTTTGTCGAGAATTTCCTCAATCTCTTTTTGTGTATTTACATATGTATCAATAACTGATCCCATTGTTAATCCCACCTTTCATAAGAGACTTTTTTATAAATCGTGTCATCCACCGATATTTTTTGACAAACGATTTTTATTTCGGTTTTTCTCATATCATATTGGTCAATTTCAATGACCTTATATGTCTCATTATTAAATTCGATGTAATATTGACCTTCATCGAGTTTTCGATATCCAATAACAAATTGGAATCTATCAGCTGGAATGTTGGCGGTCTTGTCATCATAGACATTTGCTCTTATTTGTTGAACACAAGCATGAATGAATTTGTCTTTAGGATGAATGTAGTGTTTGTTCAAGTATTGACCTTGACCATACTCATTTTTCCAACGAATCGGTCTTTGTCGATAGATTCTAATCAATCGATTCTTATCTTGATATTTGAATAAACCACTCATTTTTTCTTCGACCTCGCAATATCTTTTAGATGTTCGAGTAGTGCAGTTGCACCAACATACATGTCATACTCTGGTTTATAGTTTTCTCCATTATTGTAATAGAATTGTAAACAAAGCATTTTTGCACATTGTTTAGCAAGTGGCTCTATCTCTTTATCAGCTGACCAATCATATCCAGTGATTTGCTTGATATAGGAGGTAACCGATTGAGATAATGCGTTTGCTTGGTCAGTAGAAAAATCAGCATCAACATAGATTGCTTCTTTTACTTCATCAGCAGTTAAAATTTGCTTTATCATTACGATTACCTCCTATTTTCATTAAAGTTGACTAGATGCAGCTACTAATTCGACTGCAACTGATTTTGTGCCAGATTTAACATCACTTGCACTGACATTGAATGTGCCAGTTTTTGTGTTGTAACCTTCGGCAACGATTGAGTAGTTATAACTACCTTGCGCAAGATGGTATGTTCCATCCGTATCGACTGCAACTTCATCACCAGAACCAACGGTACTACCTTTCTTCAAAGTAATAGATGTTGGAGTGACATCAGTTGAACCAGACTTGCATACAAAGGAAGTCTTTGCGATTCCTTCTTCTAAATCAGCCCAGTATTCGAGGATATCTCCGAGAGATTCTTTTGAGGATGGAATTGTGACACCTTCTAATTGATAGATTAAAGCACGAACACATTCGCCTTTTGATCCATCGACTTTTTCTCCGCCATTGGCAACGAGAATTCTATTGATACTATCACAAATCTTTCCCATGATTGTTACCTCTCTTGACTAGGCAGCTTTACTACCGAATGCAAATGCATTTGGAACTGGTGCGGCAGCGGCACTGACTTTAGCAACATAAGTTGTGATGCCTTTTTCAATGTCTCTATCTTTTTCGAACTTGAGACCAGTTAATAAGTTCGCTTTGTAGTTCTTGGCAACATTACCAACGAGGAAGTCACCAGCATGTAATGTTTCATCAACAACTACTGGGCAGTTTGCGAATTGTTTTGGACCTTGACCACCAACACCATAGATGTAGTTGCCATTGTCATCTTTCGCAAATGCAAGACCATCGAAGAAGGATTGAGAGCAATAAACTTTCGCACCTTTTCTCTTTGAACCAGCGAGTAATTTAACTGCTTTTTCTAATGTTTCGAGTTCTTTGCCGGCGGCATATGAACTGATATTAGTTGTTAAAGCACCGATGGAGACACCTTTGATTTCGTTATTTGAACCAGAACCATAAATGACTGATTCACCCCAATCTTCACCTAAATCTTGCATGATTTGAGTGGCGATGTATTGACCGAAATCGATATCGGTCATTTCTTCTAATTCATCAGTAACTTTGATGGTGATTTGAAGTCTACCGATAGAACCTTCGAGAACTTTCCATTCCATTTGGTTATCACCGGGAGCTGCACCCTCGACTTTTTTCTTGGCTGCATCTCTTTGATAACGATATGGGAATTTGACTAAACCTTTAACATTGGTGAAGAGGATATCTTCAAGAATTGGTGTTAAAAGTTTTTCTTCTCTTAATAAATCAAAGAGAATATCAGTGGCAATCATGACACCGCCATTATTGACACCGTTTGTACCACTAGTTGCTTCAACATAAGTTGTAGCAGTTGTGGTTAATGCATTACCTAATGCACGAGTTTGTTCTTCATCTGGTCTTTTGCCACGAGCAACTAAACCGAGAGCAAGAGCAAGTCTTTCTTTTCTGGACATTTCTTTTTCCATGACAATTTCTTTTCCTTTCGATTGAATTTCTCTCTTTGCATATTCCTCACTAGAGAGAGTAGTGAGTTCTTGTTGTAGAGTATCGAGTTCGGAACGATACTTACGAACTTCTTCAACATCGGAGGAATTCGTAATTAAGTCTTTAAGTTCCAAGACTCTATCTCTAATTTCTTGAAAACGCTTATTCATCTGGATTACCTCCGTTTAGCATATTTTCAACGATTTGAAGTGCTTCCGATTTTTCTCTTTCGAGTAACTCTTTGGCTTCTTGTTCCTTCTTTTGCTTTAATTCGGTCTCCACCTCGGAAATGCGTGACTCCACATCGCCTTTCCTTCGAGCATAGATTTGTGGAACATCTTCCATTCTTGCTACTGCGATAGATGTATTATCGTATGCTGGATTGTTAACCGCTGCGACATCGTACATTTTGTCGATATCTTTGACACGATAGACAATGGTTCTTGTAGTGATGCCATCATCATCAGTAGTAACGGTCTCAACCCTTTCTTCCTCTTTAATTGTGAAAGCAAATGACATTTTGTCGATGATACCCTCTTTCACTAGAGTATATAAGTCACGAGATGCTTGAGTATCCGCCAATTTTGCACGGATATATGCACCATCTTCTTTAATACTGATTTCTAATGATCCATTCTTACATCTAGCTAGTGGAAATACTTGGTCACTATGGTTAAATTTCAAAAAGCAACCATCAAAATCAGTTTTATCCAAGGCATGTTCATCGATTGATTCTTTTACGATGACTCTCTCGCCATCAAAATCAACAAATGAGAAGAGTTCGATTTCTTCGTTAAAGACAACCGCTCTACCTTCGAGAATCATTTCTTCTTTTTTCTCTTCGGCTGGTTCAACACTTCTTACTTGTAATAAACGATGGTAATCAGTGTCTCGGATAAATGGTTTTGGAGTCAAATTTTCATTTTCCATACTATTCTCCTTCTCCCTCTCCGGGATTATCTTCTCCACCAACTTGATATTGGCTTTGATCCTTTTGTTTTATGAATGAGAGATTAACTTGTGGTTCATCTCCTCCTTCAACTGGTTTTAAGTACAATAAGGCAAGGATGTCATTTTCAACAACTATTGGAAGTTGTCTTAATAAATTTGCCATATTGAGTCTTGTTTTGAGTGATGCAGTTTGCACTCTATCACTCTGGATATGAATAACATTTCCTTGTGAGATTTCTCTTCTACTGAACAATTTGATTGTTAATGCTACTGCAAGTTCGTTTGCAAGTGGTTCGAGTGTTGATTCCCAATATGCTTGGAATTCATCTTCGTTATATTTGCCTTGAACAATTTCGGAAGTGACTGCTTGATATTCGTAAATGTCTTTCTTTAATGATTCAAGTTCTGGTGATAGTGGATATTTGCCATTCGATGTAACTTCTTGGATTTTGTCTCCGCCGGTCACATATGCGACACCATCTTGATTCTTAAATAATTGTTCGGAATATTCTTTTTGTCTTTCTTCTTTAACTGCCGCATTAGCTGGTGCATTACCAGTGATTAAGAATCTAATGAGTTGAGATTGTTCAACTGCTTTTTCTAATCCCTTGTAGGATGTATTTAATGCCTTGATTGAAGCATCAATTGCTTTAGACCTTCCACCAAACAAAGATGACATATCAACTTCTCTTTGTAAGATAATTAAATCTTCGGCGGCAACATAATGAACTTGACCATTTATGGAGAACGAACAATATTGTTTTCCTTCTTCGCTAATAAACACTCTTATTTGATTGGCATCAACATCTAATGACCAAATAGATTTAAGTGGTTCAGCAAGATTTGAATAATCAAATTCCAACCATAAAATTGCCACACTTCCAAAGAAGTAGTTGAAGGCAACTGACTTCCAAAGAGTAGGTGCAGTTTGGTAGTCATTAGGTTGGAGTTGAAGTAGATAATTATTATGTTTACTCTTTGAAATATCTTTTCCAAAGTAGTGAGTAGGTAATATTTTAGAGAAGTGTCTAGCATGACAATTAACACATGACATATATGTAGATGACAATGTAACATCACTGCTTCCAGAGAGTGAATCCAAGAATCCTACTAGATTGACTTTAGATGGTTTGACCGTTGTTTTTTTACCAGTGATGGCATTCCATACATTTGTTAACCAACCCATTATTGACACTCCTTTCTTTACGATAAGTAATATGCTTTAGACTCACAAAATGAGACCAAGGCATTTAAGATAGTGGCTGGACCATCGATTTTATTTGCTCGTTTATCTCCAGCTTTTCTTGGCATCCAGTTATCGTTTCTATCTTTAACGAGTTCTACATTGGAGAACATCCAAGCAGTAACTGGATTGTTTTGATAACACAACATTTTAGATTTAAGAAGTGATTCCATTTCTCGCATTGGAATTGAGAGAGTCTTAAACCCTTGTTGAGTTTTGATTTGGCAACTACCTTCTTGGAACCCATACGATGCAAGTTCTTGAACAAGATATGCCGCTGAATAAGCATCGTAATTGATTCGGTAATAATACCATCCATGTTCTTGGAACATATCGTAGACATATTTGGCAATATCTCGGTAGTCTATAAGATTCTTCCCGGAGATAGAAACCAAACCTCTATCTATCCATGCTTTCCAAGGAACTTTACTTGCCTTTGCTTCTGGAGAATCAAGGAATTCTTCAGTGATCCAATATTTGGTCAATGCGATTATTCTTTGGTTTTCTTTATCAAAGACTAATGTAGTGAATGCGGTGCAGTCATTTGTTCTAGATAAGTCATATCCACCAATGACTACGGAGTTGTCGAACTTTCTTAATTCTTCATCAGTGTAAACATGATGATTGGCAATAGTTTCGCCAGACAACCATGCAACCGCGGATGATTCAATTAAGTTAAAGTCTTTAATCTTGATAGAGCGGAGTGCATTCTGGTCTCCCTTTGCTCTCTCAAGTTCATCTCGAATGAATTTGAACGATTTGATTGTTCCGAGTGTTGGATTCGCTTTGATCCAACAAGATTCATTGTCAATCTCGTTTTTGTCATCGAGTTCATAGAGTAATGGCATTAACCATTCACAACCCTCGATTGTTCCTTCGAGAATTTTGATGGAGAGTTCGTATTCATCATCGAACAACCCACCTCTTTTATCTCCAGCAGTAGTGATTAAACTGATTAACGGTTCATCACGAACTGATGTAGCTTGTTTTAGCAAATCGTAGATGTCTCTAGAACTTCCGGCATGAATCTCATCGATAACACCGAATGAGCAGTTCAAACCATCCAAAGCATCCAGATTTGAAGATAAGACTCTAAAATAAGAGTCTCTTTCCTTTAGAAGAATTTCCTCGTTTGGAAATGATCTAGCGGAATAGTGTTTTTGGAGATACTTGTCTTTGTTAATCATCGACCTTGCTTCTTCGAAGATTCTTCGTGCTTGTTTGAGAGTGTTTGCAGCGGCATACACTTCAGCACCAGCTTCTTCGGCAAGGAGATACAAACCAAGAACTGCATTCTCTTCCGACTTACCATTTTTTCGACCTCTTAAATCGAACACTTCAGTAAATCTACGGAGTTTGGTATCTCTATGTTTTATTCCAAAAAGACATTGGTATTTTGCCTTTTGAAATAGCATCAGTTTGAGAGTTTGACCTCTCCACTTGCCTTTACTTTGTCTACACAAGGTTTCGGCAAACTTGATGAATCGGTTTCCCGGTCTTTCATCGAAGTAATATTTCTCATCTAACCCATTGATAATTGGTTTGATGATTCCGCAGTAGAACTGCTTAATTCGTTTTCCAACAACTATTGTTCCAGACTCAATTGCATCAATGTATTGAGAGACATAGTCCATTAGCCATCATCCACATCTTCGTTTTCATCTGGATTATTGAAGATATCCAAGAATTCATCTTTCGGTGTTTTTGATGCATTGACACCCATTCTCATTCTACCGATTGGAGTGAGACATAGTTGGTCGGACAACTTGGCTACAATCGCAGCTTGTTCACTCATTATTTTAACAAGTGGATTGATGACCTCTTTTTCACTGCCCTTTGAAATTTGCGTTACGGTTAGTTGTGAACCACCTTCTACAAACTCCTTATGAGCTTCAATATATATATCCATCGCATTAGCAAGAACCGCTAATGGAGTGATATCAAGATTACATAACGGATTGCCGGGCATCTCGTTATACTGCTTCTTCAACTTACGGAAGATTTGTTGACCTTGCTTGGTCAACCACTTTGGACAAGGCATAGTGCTTGGAGTACGGAGAGATTCAGTCATCTCTTTATAAGCCGACTTTTCCTTTTTGGTACGATGACCACTTCCAGTGACTTTCGGTTTTCTCCCAGCCATAGACTCCTCCTTTATAAATTTTTGATCTACGATTTTCCAACAATTTTAAGCAACCAACTTCAGCTAGT